AGTATCCCAGCGACATCGAACACCATTGCAAACAAGGTTGCAAAGTTTCAGTTTTTAGACAGCCCAGCTAGACTTGAGTTTTACATAAAAGCAAGAAGTTCAGCAGGCGCTGATCATTACTTTTTGAATTTCCCGACATCTGATAGGCGCCTAAAAACAAACATTTTCAATTCAATCACAGATGCGACGGCAGAAATATCAAAACTGAAACCAAGGTCGTTTAATTGGATATCAGACATGAGATATGATGATTGTGGTTTAGTGGCGCAAGAAGTCGAGGCGGCGATTGGTGGGAAATATGTTGACAGAGTTGATCAAGGGAATGGTAATTACAATTATCAAATGAAGACCTACGAATTCATTCCATTGATAGTTAAAGCAATTCAGGAACTAAACGCCAAACTAACAGAAACAACAGCACGACAAGCGAATGAGATAGCAGTATTGAGATACGAAATAAATCAATTAAAAGGAGAATTACCATGTTAGAAGTAATTAAAGAAACGAAATTCCGCGGAACATCAAAAGTCGGGGACGCAGCGGCAAAAATGTTTGAAGCGACGATCAACACAGCCAATCCCGGTGATATGAAATTCAATCACTATATTGTGAACTATGAATTATATAAATCAAACCGGGCAGCCATCGGCGCCGAACAACTGCAATTTGAAGATGCGGCCTACACCTTTCAGGATCAATTAATTGCAGAACAGGCGCAAGTATGAAACTCAAAAACATCGAAATAGTCAATCGAATCAACGGACTGGGGGCGGTCGCTGACCTTCCCTTGCCGGTTCGTCTGACGTACGCAATTCGCAAAAACGCAAAGAAACTGGAAGCGGAATATAACGATTATTTTGAGGCCCTGACGGAACTGAAGGAAAAATACAAGGACGATAAAGAAAGCCCGGAATACAGCAAAGAACTGGAAGAACTGTTAAATATTGAGGTTGAAATTGAGTTTCATACGGTACCGGATGAAATCTTTGAAGGGTTCGATATCACATTGCAGCAACTGACCGC